GTCTGGCTGCCTTCTTTGTAGACCACCGTGGAAAGGTTGTTTGTCGTGGAGACGTAATTCAGCTCAACCGCGTTGTGCTGCGGGATGTTTAGTCCGGCGATGTTTCTGACGGAGACGTTTGGGTGCATGTGTTAGGCGGGTTGGGCGGTCATGCCGAGTTGCTGGTCTTGCGCCATCTTTTGCAGCGCGGGCTGGGCGCCGGTGCGGCCGATGACTGCGTTTTGCTGCTGCTGGAGCTGGAACTGGAAGGCTTGTGCGCGGGCGTCGATCATCTTGCGGAAGATTTCGTCTTGTTGATACCGCTGTTGGACGGCGGGGTTGCTCTGGATGATGGTCTGCAAGGTTTGCAGGCGGACTTGGGCGTTTTGCCCGCCTTCTTTCAATGGCGGCTCGGTGCCTGCGGCGATTTTTGCGAAGGCGGTTTGTTCGTCTTCTTGTTCCATCTGCGTCGCGGCGCCGATGTCCCTGACGAGGAGGTTGGCGAGGTTCTGGTCTACGCTGCCGAGCATGACCTTGATCAATTGCGCGCGGTCGATCACTCCCATCGAGTCAAGGGGCACTAGATTTTGGGTCAGGAACGTCATCTTGGCCTCCAAGGCGGCGTTATCGAGGGTTCTCGCGTCGAACTCGGCAGTGATGTCATAGCGACCGCGGATGTCGGCGGCTCCTTCAGCTAACGGCGTGGCGTTTCCGGTGACGCGAGAAATTTCCTCCGGCAACATATACTGCTGCGCCAATGCGAGGATCTGGATCATCATGACCTTCATGTCGAGGAGCCATGAGTCGGCCAAGTCCTGCATGTGCAGCATGGCGATGTTGGGGTTGACGCTCTCGGTCATTCGTCCGAAGTAGCGGTCAACGTCCGCGCGGGTTGCCTGCTCGACCTCGATGCTGCCTTGGTCAAACGGCGGCGGCGTCATCCAGTTGATCTCATTCGGACGGCGCTCAGGGATTTGCATCGCGGGTCCGAGGACGAGATCTAGGCGGCCTCTGGAAGCGGGCACTTTGAGCGGAGGAATGATGCTGATACTGGCGCGGTCAACCCTATAGTCCCTCTGCACCTTCACCTCTTCCTGCGCCGACTGGACGATCTCAGGGATACCGCGGCTTTCGAGGAGGGGGCGGGTGTTGCGCTCGCGGGGCAGCTCGATGAAGGGATACATCTGATGCTCGTAGGGCATCAGCTCATGCAGGGCGACGGAGTCGGTGATGCTGTAGCTGACGACGGTGCGGGTGACCTTGGTCGCTCCGGTGCGGTCGTCGTGCTCTTTGCGGTAGACGTGCCACACTTCGATCAGGTCGCGCATCTGCTCGTAAAGGAACTGGTCCGAGCGGTGGATGTTCATGTGGATGCGCTTCATCTCGCCGCGATGCTTCACCGCGCGCTCGACCCACTCCTTGTCCCAGCCTTCTAGCGCGGCGCGCTCACGCAGCTCGAACTCACTGAGTAGCTCGCGGCGGGCGATGAAGGGCGCCCTCTGCAGGGAGTCTGTCTGGATTGGGAAAATGACGTCCTCCCACGCTTCGAGAGCACGCACCACCGGCTTGCTGGAGAAAATATAAGGGCTTTCCCACTCGACCTCGCCCTTCTCGCGGAGTTGACGAACCTTAGACACGCTGCCCAGCTCCGGCACCACCTGACCGAGAAGCTCCGCGGCCAGCTCTTCCTGAGCCGGATCGAGGACAACTTCGAGGAGCGCCTGCAAGTTGGGATCTTGCGTCTCCTCGATCATCATCATGGCCTCTTCGAGCGTGAACTTCTTCACCTCGACGCGGGTCTGGCGCTCCCAGTCAACAGCCATGACAGCGAGGCCATAGGTCTCCCTAAACTCTGCCGCCAAGCGGATCTCGCGGCGCATGTCGTCGGCACAGTGGCTGTGCAGGAGCCAGCGGAGCACGGTCTCCGCGGCGTTCTTCTTCGGGGCGTCCATCACCTCGACCGGCTGGACTTGAAGGCGAGACTTAAAGAATGCGGACGTGAGCGAAATCACGCGCTCCCGAATGATCGATTCGGCCAAACGGACGGCACAGTCACTACTATTCTCCCAAGGAAAGACCTTCTTGCCGTAGAAGGCTTGGTGCTTGCGGCCGTCGTCGCTCTGTCCGGCCCAAATACAATACCGGACGTTGAAGTTTTTGAGCTTGCGATGCAGGTAGCCGGAGCCGTCGTGGTCCGCCTGATCGATGTCGCTGATCATGCGCGTGATTTTGTCGCGGTCGAGTTTCATTAGATCAGGACGGTGGTTTTGCGCGGGGTATACTTAATCGCGCACTCAGGATTCCGTTTTAGAAACCAGTGGCGGAATGTTTTGTCAGACCAGCAGCCGTCACCGAGATGCTTCTGCCATGCAAAATAAGCATCGGCCGGAACGTCCATGACGTGTTGGCCGATGCCGTCTACAGTGCAGTGTTCTAACTGGTCGTTGACCTGTTTGGCTTTGCGAGCTTCGATAGCGGCCATCACTTGTTGTGCGCGCCATCCTGTCTGCAGCTCCTCTTTGACAAGGTGAGCCAGCTCGTCATCCATGTCTCCGACCAGATCGGAGAATATTTGATCTGACATCCTAACTTCTGCCGTCCGACCCGCATACGCAGTGCGGACGGCAGTGTGTTAAGACGCTCTTAGAGCTTGTTGAGGTCGTTGACTGCGAGGAAGACGTGGATCTCTCCAGCGTTCAGCTCAAGCAGGTCATACGAGGCCATCGAGGCAACGGTAGCGATGATCGGGGTGCTCGCTGTATAGGCAACAGGGGTGTTGCTGTTGAAGCGGCGGGTCGTCACCGGAGTGCCGTTGGTGTTGATCTGCTGGGAAGCGATCAACTGGTCGGTCGTGCCGGAAACACCGATTTGGATCGTGTTGCTGTTGTACGCGGTCGTGCCAGTCAACTGGAACGACGTGACCAGATGGGTCGCGGCGTCAGTGACGATGCTGTCGGCGGGCAGAGTGATCAGGGTGATCGTCTGCGCGGTGTTGTCGGCGGCGGTCGTCATATCGGTGTGATCGAGGACGACTTTGTGCGTGTAGCCGGTTGCGGCTTTAGTTTCGGCGGGCAATTCAAACGCTTGCATATGATTATTTTTCTATTTCGTTGTTAGGGTTTGAATCAGGCAGTCGCGGAGAACTTGCCCATATTTTTCGGTGACATAACCGCGAGCGACACGATGCAATCCACGAGTCCGCGCGGTCCACCACCGCTGTCTTGCAGCTCTTGGAAGCGCGGCTTGCGGCCGTAGCGAAGCATGACGCTCTCAGGCGACATGATGTAACCGCGAGCATACTTCTCGGCGTCGGTCGAAGCGTTGGCAGCCAAAAATAGGCTGCTGACGATTTCCAAAGTCGAAAAATCTCCTTCGTAGAACGAGATATTCGAGACGAGACGATCCGAGCTGGCGGCTTGCGCCGTCTGGCGGAGGTTGAACACGTTGCTGGTCGAGTTGACCGTGAATCGTGTGAAGTTGGTGATGGCTTTCTTCAAGGAAGGGCCAGCAACCAAGACCAAGCGGTCCTGCGAACCAGTCTGCTCATAGATGCTTTGCAAGACGTTCTGCAGGGCGCTTTCGGTGAGCGACGCGGTCGCGGTTGTGTTGATCGACGCGGTCGGCGTACGCTGAGAAGCAGGCACCGGAAGATCGGTCTGAGCAGTGGCTTTGATCCACTCGCCGAGGCCGCGGGTTTTATAAGCCACGCTGCCGGAACCTTCGACGGAATCGTTGTCCGAGCTGATGGTCGCCTCGACATCGCGTTTGACTTCCAAAATGGTCTTGGCGATGGCCTTTGAAAATTCCTTGCGACGGCCGATGGCGGCAACGTCAGCGAGGTTCGCTTGGAAGTCCGACACGCGGGCGGTGCGACGAATTTTTTGGCTACGCGCGCTGAGAAGAACGCGGTTTGCGGCTGCATCCGAGAAGTCGGTCACATCGGACGAATCAACAACGCCGTCTGTGGACGGAGCGCTGTAGGAATCGGCGAGGTAAGAGTAGACGCTCGGATTAGTAATGTCCGCACCTACGCGAGCGATGCTCGAAGAGATGGGTGTGTTTTTG